ATAAAGGGGGGTTTTCGTAGTTCGTTAGCTTGACGAATGAGCTTTTATACTAAATAGTTCTTAAACTAAAGATAAAGTTTTAAGACTACGTCTTTTAAATAGAAAGTGTCCTATTCTATTCACTCATGTGACATGTATAATTTATTTCTGAAAGGAAGTTTATTATGCTGTGTATTTTATGTATTATATGTATTTTCTTTACAAGTATCTAAAATTACTTGGTAAGAATATTTTAGCGATTTTGGATTGGCGTTTGCTACGGTGTGGCTGTTTTTGAGCAGTAGACTACCGTATGTGATAGCTATGATAATTCTCTCTTTCGCCAAAAAGAGATACCTGCGGGCCTAAGAGATTTCTTACGACGTAATTCCCACTAGGCGTGTTTTCTTAGAACGTGTTACCCCCCAAAAATTACGACAAGCGAAGCTCAGCGAGCATTCAGGGGTGATATTGGTAGTAGGCTACCAACTGTAGAGGAAGAATTGTTGACTTCTGATACTTTGAAATGTTATCAACAAGAATCTACTTCGGTAGTTAGAGAAGACGACTCTAACCTCTTATGTGAGGGTCACTTGGTTAACTTAGACAAACCTATGGTACAGTTTGGAGTAGTTAACGACGTGATTAGTAATGAAGAAGTGTTGCAACAGGCGTGGAACAAAGCCGAAATGGTGCTCGGTACTAGTACTGATAGTAATTGGTACGATGATGATGTTGAGATTGAAGATTTTGATGTGAAATACAATTCAGTGAGAGCCACTCTAGATGGATTGATCCTCGTTGATAGAAGAGAGGATAATTCTTTTGTGTTGTCAAATCCTCTAGTTTTTGTTTCTCACATTAAAATTGATGTAGGGAGAAGCGAGTATTATATGCCTGCATATTGTTCTCGTACAAGACGAGTAGTTGATGTTTCATATGATCGTTTTCGCTATAGGACTTTTGAAAATAACTATCATTATAATGATAGGATTATTAATAGTTGGATGGTAGGAAGAGCAAGTTCTTTGTATCCTATGCATGGTTATACAGTCCTTAACGATCATTATTTTAATTTTCCGTTTAGGTGTGATAGACAAACTGCTTACAGGTTCTATCGGAATTTTTTACGATTAGATCCTACTTTTCGTGCCCAGATTCAATTGGGCAATATAGCAGAAGAGCTTAGGGAAATGTTGTTTCCAGTATTGCAGGTGTATACATTAAGACGATTACGTTATTGTGTTGAAGGGGCTGTGCCGTATAGTTTACCTTTTGTTGTTGTTTTTGCTTTTTACCTATTAGTGAAATATCCTGAATTAAGCCTCAGTTGTGTGATGTGTGGATTGTTAGCGTTGTTGTTTATGTTTTTACAAAAGTTTTATCGTTTCGTTCACGTTGTTTGTGATGAGTTTTATTACTGGTTTTTCTATGTTTTTCATATTAAATATCGTTGTGTTTTTCAACCGAAATATATCGATTTTATGAAAAATTTTCCTTTTGCTGCCGCGTGGCCGAACTTTGTTTTAGTTCTGATGATTAATCTTGAATTAGTGCATCCTGATGTTAACACTGCCCTTGGTTTTTTCCAAGTTTTGATGTTGATTGCTGCTAAGTTCAAGTGGACTGAGTCGTGGTTAGCACCAAATACTCTAATGTACTGTGCTGTGGAAGAAATGTTTAATGAACACTATGGAGTTTTTCCTGTTGTGTTATTAGAAACAGCCGTATATTGGACTAATGAAGAAACTCACCCGACCACATGGTTGTCAGTAGCCACTTTTCATTGTTTCTTATCATTTTTTCCCATGCCTGTGAGGATTTTTCTTCATTATGTGTGGAATGATTACGTGATACGAGCAAGAATGCATAATGCAGCTAGTTTGGTTGGTTTTGCGAGACAGTATACCCAGGAAACTGCTGATTGTGTGTGGTTAGCTAATGTTTTTTACAAACTCGTCCATGGAGAAGTTCAGGAAGTAGTCGTTTTGATGTTGAGTCAGAAGAGAATTTTGGATTTTTTATTGGCTTATGGTTATGAACCAACACAATTTGAGAGAGCTATTAGAGAAGATATGATAGTAGGAGATGTTGATACTTATTTAGGTAATGATGATTTAGAAGTTGCATATTTAGGGGAATCAAATGTAGGACGTTTTGTGAGATTGATTACGAAGTATTTACCAAAACGAATTTCCATCTCTCCTATGTTCACGTCGCTCATTACGCTTGGTGTTATTGCAGTTAGTTCCAATTTTTATACTGAAGGTCTTGTTTTTGAAAAGATTTTGGAGAAGATTCACTTTGAGACTCTTTTGAATAAAGCAGATTTGTTATCGTTGGCTTACGATACAGTTACTGCATGCTACCAAGGAGTACAAAGAGTTTTAGCTTCAGGCAATTGGCAGGACTTGTTTTCTTTGCCTAAGGATGTTGCATTTAAGATTGAAGCCCATGAAATTTTGCGGAATCGGGAATCTCTAACTCGAGAAGAACAGTTGTCTTTTATTGCAAGAGCACGGACTCTAAGGGATAGTCGCCAGTATCTTACTGGTGAGACTAGTGAAATATTAAAGTTGACTGAAGCTTTGACAACGTATATTGATTCAAAAGAAGAATTTATAAGATCATGTTCTCCACGATTAGTTCCTATGTGTATTTTCTTAGCTGGTTCACCTGGTGTTGGGAAAACAGAACTTATTAATTGTCTCATTAATTTTTATTATATGTGGAAAGATAGAAAACGATTTGTAGGAGATACTATCCACCTTAATGTTGAGGACAAATTTATGATTAGTACTAATATGAACCCTAAAGCTGAGATGTTAGTTGCTAATGATATTCCAGCAAATTATGTGAATTTTCCCCTACAAGATAAATTGCCTCTTGATATTTTGCTTCAACAGATTTATGATATTAGTCCATTGACTTTCAGGTCTGCTGCAATAGGCGATAAAGAGAAGATGTATAACGCGTTGGAGATTGGTATTTTTACGTCTAATAATTATTCTTTTGTTATGCCCGGTGAAACAGAAAAGTTATTTCGACGAATTGGTGGTGGTGTTTTGGTCGATGTTCGTGTTGTAGATAATAAAAAACAACCGATGGCATATGACAAATTTTCTCAACTTGACCAAGATGAACGAAATGATAGCTGGTCTTTTACTGAGATGAAGTTAGAATGTAGAGGGAATCATATGGTGTTTAAAAATACCGACGTTACGTATGGTTTCCGTACGTTTGTGAGGAAGCTGGAACATTATTTTGAGAAGCATGAAAAGGAAGGTGAAGAAAGGATTGCTAAGTTCGGGTCTGAAGCCAATTGTAAATGTGGTATTCCGATTTGTTTGCATGCCACTGCTGTTTTAGATACTGATATTCCGATTGTCGGAACAGACATGAAAACTGTAACTTATGGTGCACTTTCTTCTCGTTGTGAAGCACCCTTAAGTGGTTTTGGATATTTTAGACCTTACGTTCCTGATAAATCTACTGCTGTATGTGGGTTTGGTTTCAAGAAATCTGTTCTTGCTATTTTAGGAACGTTTATTTTATATAAGTATCGACATCGAATTGCTTCTTTTATTTCATGGTACATTACGTATAAGTATGGTGCTAAATTGATATTAGTTGCAGAAAGTTTAGTTGAGGATGATGATTATGTGAATTTGAAGCGTTTAGCTGAATACCGTTTGTATGTTAAATACCAACATTTTAAGAAGCATTTCGAAGATTATGGTAAATATTATATTGTTGGTGCAGCGACCATTATGGCTGCTCTTTTAATGCGTGCTAAACAAGACCAAGGTGTGGAATTATTGACGAAGCCAATTTTTTCCTGTGATGTTAATCCAAAATCACTTGAAGTAGGGGTTGTGAAGCGAGAACAGTCTTTTCCTTTAGAGATTCGACAAAAATGGGCTAAAGAAGATGGAATGCTGAATACTGGAGTATTGCAAACTGTTGGTGTATCGCCCAGAGATTTGATTGAAAGGATACAACGCAATTTATTACGCTGTAGAATGCGTTATGAAACAAAGGAAGTTTTCGTGGAGGAGTATATTCAAATTTTAGTAGTTAATTCCGATTATTTGATGGTATGCAAACATTATTTTGCAAAAGGGACTAATGTAAACAAATTTGAATTTGAGTTTGAAGGACGTTGGTTGTTCTGTTTTTTAGAAGATTCTTTTACTGTTCCTGAAGTTGAGTACGTTTTGTGTAGACATTCTTTGCCCCGTCTGTATAAGCCATTGCATCAGTTTTTTGTACGTAATCATGAGAGTTTTCGGTCTGTCCAGGGATTAAGAGTGTCACAGGGTCAAGTTGTTGATGTTATTGCAACAAAGACTACTACTACACTTGGTAATGTACGTTATGAGACCATGATGTGGCAAGATGATGTTTGTAATGGATCTTGTATGTCTGTTTTGGTTGGTGTAGTTCAAGGAGGAGCTGCAATTATTGCAGTTTTGAGCTTTGGGTTTAATCCTAGAAGTGTGGATGGTAGATATTACTACGAGTCTGCCTCTGGAACGTATGTAAATCGTGAACTTTTTGATCGGATAGTTTCGCAGGATGATATTCCTATGGTTGAAGATGTACGTTTAGAAAATCCGCTAGGTGAAGTTGGTCCTCTTTCGCATAATTCAGAGTTACGCAACTTTGATACTCCCGAGATGTTAGCTTGTGGTACTTTGGTGGGATCTACACCTGGAAAATTTAAGAGTAAATTTAAGAAAACCATTTTGTATGATCTAGTTTACCCTAAGATTTCAAAAGCGTTGAGTATACCAGGCAAAGTTAGAGGTCTTGTTGGTGAGCAGTTTAAATCAGCTTTTGGTCATACTTTTAAAGATGTTGATCGTACGTGCGATATTTCATATTCTGAGGGTAAACGTGTCGTGGAAGCTATGATAGATTCCACTTTTAATGCCGGTTTTATTGAAAAGAATAGTATTGAATTACATCCTCTCACATTAGAACAAGCTATTTTTGGTGAATCTTCCCTTGGTGTAGATCGCATTACATTCAATACGTCGTGTGGACCAGTTAAGAGGATGAGAAACATTAGGCTTAAGTATGATTTATTTGTTGAGAATGATGGTATGTATGAGTTTGATGCCGTTTCTCTTAATGAAATAAAAGAAAATATTGACTTGCTTAAGCGTCATATTGCTCTAGTTCCTGTTGTTAAATTTACTATTAAAGATGAGATACGATCTGCTGAAAAAGTAATGAATCTGATGTTACGTCTTTTCGGAGTGTTAGATTCATCTTTTAATTTGTTGGGTAGAATGTATCTCATGCCACTTATACAGTTATTGTTAAGGTTTCCGAAGTTGAGCGAATGTTTCGGAGGAATGAATGCAGGTTCACATGAATGGAACGATTTTGCGCATTTTTTGAAGAAACACAAACATTTTATTGATATGGATTTTAAGAATTTTGATATTTCACATCCTATTTTGATGTTTGTACTGGGCGCATATTATTTTTATCTTTTGGCAAAGTTAGTAGGATATACTGAAGAAGAAGCTTTGATCGTCTTTTATTTTGTTATCTCTTTGCGTTTCCAGTGGTGCGTTTACAATGGCGACGTGTTTTTGAAGTCAAAGGGGCTTCCTAGTGGGGTTATTGTCACTCTTATCCTCAATTCGATTATTAATAGTATTTTGGCCAGGGTAGCTTTTGGGCGATTGACGTCTCATGATGTTCTAGACTTCCAGCAGTACGTTTCGATGGGTACTGTAGGTGATGACAACGCGAGTGGAGTTTCTGAAGAGATAATAGACGTTTTCAATTTTGTTGAGATAGAAAAGTTATACAAGACGTTTGGTTATACTGTTACACCGGCTATTAAAGATGGCGTAGTTGCACGAGAAGTTGAATTTGAGAAACTTCAGTTTGTGAAGAGGAGATTTTTATGGAACAATGAGGTTGAGTCGTATTTAGCGCCTCTTGAGAAGGATTCTATATACAAGGCGATATGTTTCCAGGGAGAGGTTGCAGTGAGTGCTCTTGATAGGTTAAGTGACGTATTACGAGGAGCACAGAGAGAATTTTTCTTGCATGGGCGAGAAGAATTCGAGTGTTTTCAAAAAGATATCTTAGATAGGGTTAATAATGTCCCTTTTCAAAGATTTTCTTTCGATGAGTTGTTGGAAGAGTATAAGGCGAAAAGTTTTAAACTTGAAGGCGCTTGTTGTTTAAGTCCGAAGACGTTAAACTACCGTGAGGGGAGCCCTAGTCCCAGCACGGGACTTATAACAAAAGTGTACTTCAAGTTATGCATATACTTACTAATGATGTTTTTATACTCTTTTCTAGTTAGAGGTGTACCCTGCTTGATTTCTAATAAAGACTATCTCCATTATTATTGTGGCTATGATAATAGTGGACTTAATTTAGCCGCTTCTTTAAATACAAATCAAAGTGCCGTAGAAGGTGATCCTATTGGAAACACGGCAACTATCGCTTCAGATATGTTAGACCTTCAAGATAAAGTCTTCAAAAGACGTGTCCCTGCTAGTGGTGGAGATAAAGAGTTTTTGGACTTTGCAACCCATCCTGTGCTGATTCATCACTTTACATGGAATGCTGCCACTGTTTCTAGTGTAGTGTCGGAAGATATTATTACTACGTGGCGAACAGCAATTGCAACTTCTCCGTTAGGGAAGAAAATTGCGAATTTTAAGTATTTTGTAGGTGATTTGAAAATTATTGTCGCAGTTCAGGGACAATCTTTTGCAGCAGGTAAACTGCTAGTTTCTTTTGTCCCCGCACCCATTATTCCGTCGCAATCTCGTACGGGCAAGTTCCTCATTAACAATTTGGTCAATAGCCGTATTGTGCCTCATGTGGAAGTTGACCCCTCTAAAGTGGAAGCTCATGAGTTGGATCTTCCTGTCTGTACTGCCTCAGGTAAATTCTCGTTGACGACGGGAAGTAACTGGGGATCTTATCAGTTAGAAATTAATGTTTTAAATGATATGATTTCGGGTACGGCAGTTACTCCAGCTGTCGGTATATGTGTGTATTTAGCCTTAGATAATCCACGCTTTGAAGCTGTGGCTGTTTTAGGTAATGAAACATTAGTTACTGAGAAGGAACAAGGTTTCTGGTCCAAGACTGCAGCAACGGTGGCTGGTCTAGCTCAGTTAGCTACTCCTTTTTTAGGTCCTGGAGCTTCTCTGTTTGGAGATGTTGCGGGAGCCGCCAGTGTGTTCCTTAATTTTTTAGGTTTTTCGAAGCCAATTGTTCAAGATATGGATTTGCCCGTTTTGACACGTACAGCTGACAATTATTCGCAATCTGATAATCGATCCTCAGCAATTATGTTAGCTAATAAATCTTTGAATAGTTTTGGGTTATCTCCGGAATTAGGAACTTTAGATGAAACGTCGTTACAGTTTGTAATGGGTGTTCCAGGTTTGGTTTTAGGTAATCAAACTGTTGCTCAGGCGTCCACGTATGGTACTGAAGTTTTCCAAGTTGTTCTGAATCCAGGCACACAACCAGTTATTTCAGCGGCTAACGTCAGTTTCTTGACTCCGCAAGCAGGTGTTGTTGGAGTTGTAGATTATTATACTGGCGATTTTGATGTTTATATTGAAATTATAGCTTCTGTTTTTCATCGTGGAACTCTTGTTTTTGCATGGGATCCTACTTTGTCAGCTGCTGCTATTACTATAGAAGATGCTATTCAAACTTTGCATCATGCTACAGTTAATATTAGTGGCAATACTACTGTATGTTTGTCTATTCCATGGCGACAGATGGCACCTTGGCAAACTTGTTTGCAGTGGTATAATGGTGGTGGTACAGGGCTCTCCACTTCAAATGGAACTTTACGATGTTTTGTGTTGAATCCGATTGTGGCGAACGGTTCGACTGATGGTGTGCGTGTAAATGTTTATTTTTCTATGCCAAATTGTAGATTAGCTCTACCTGATTGCAACGTCATTGCTGCGAAATCTTTTACTCAATCTGCAACCACTCTTTCTAATGAAACAAAAGTCGTGTATAAGAATAGACATTGTGCAATTTTTAAAGATTGTGAGCGCATTAGTTTTGGCTCTCCGTCTGATTTTACGGATGTAAGGTTCCGTAATTTCGGAGAGGAGCTGGTAGCCGTTAAGGATCTAACTAATAGGTTAGACATTAAGTGGTCTGGTACTAAAGCCTTAGCTGCCACTACGGACATAGCTCTTTCATTAGGGATATACAATGCGCCATGGCCTGATATTGGAGCCGATACTGCTTTTACTGGTATGACACTTACAGATTGGTTTGCTAGTGCTTATGTCGGTTATAAGGGTTCTTTAAGATATTCTTTTCAAGCTCATACTGAAGCTGGGAATAACGGTTTTCTAGCTCCACAGATGTATGCTGCCAATGCACCGTTTTATACCACAGTTGGTCAGACATTGTTGACTACTAACACTGTTTTGCATCAAATGAAAAGAGCTTATGCTTTTACTGAAGGTAACAATTGGATTCATCCAAATTTAGAAGTCGTGTTACCTGTTACATTACCTTACGACTTCTTACCAATGGGATTCAAAGTTGCTTCTGTTACACCACGAGCAGCTTTTATGAATCTCTTGAATGCGGACACGAACCCGACG